TTCAAGACGCGGGCATTGTTTATCAGGACCTACCTCCAGAGACCCCTGTTGAGGTTAGGCAGGATGAAAATGGTAACGAGGTTATAATTACAGCAGACGTTGCTGCAGCCCTTGTGTTATTAGAGAACCCTGCGGAGTTAATTGGCGCAATATTTGATGACCCTGGTCAAGCCCTGCAAGCACTTGGAAGTATCGGTGCTGATATGTCAACTGAAGAACGTGAAGAAGCAACTGAAATGGTAGTTGCTGCAGTTGTGGCTGCAGGTGCGGCTATTAATGCGGTTGGTGCAGCAGCAGGATCTACGGGTGGAAGCACCGGTGGTTCAACTGGTGGAGGAAACTCTGGGGGAGGAGCTCCTTCCGGAGATAGTAAAGGCGTTAGGAGACGTAAGCCATGAAGATAGTTAGAGACATGATTGACCAACTATGGACATTGTTAGGCATGTTTATTGCCTGGGTTGTTCTTGATGGATCTGCAAAGACGGTCGTTGGTTACGCAATTGTGGCAACTCTCTTTGCTTGGGCTGTTACCTACCCCCTTCGTAATCCAAAGGATGACGAATGAAAAAGATTAAATACTTACTAGCGAGCCTAGTATTAGCCGGCTCATTGACGAGTTGTGGGTATGACGGACACTTTAGATACCCATGTCAAGACCCAAAAAACTGGGAAACTGAAGATTGTAAGCCACCTATTTGTACCGCAACACAGACCTGTCCTGTAGACTTAGTTAAACAAAACACACAAGACGGAACCACAGCCACACTAGAAACGGGAACACCAAATGAGTAGAGAAAAACTAACAGCGCAAGATTTAGATGCTAGATTAAAGTTTATTTTAGGCATCATCCTAGGAACTATTCTTTTGTGCACATCTCTAGGAATCCTATACGGCCTTTTGTTTGTAACACAGCCTATTGGAGCACAGTCAGAGAATGACAAGATGTTCTTCAATGTTCTAGGAAGTATTGCTACCTTTATTACAGGAACCCTTGCGGGCATTCTCATTGGTCAATCTGGTGCTAAGGATGTTATGGCAGCACAGTTGTCTAACAAAGAGATGGACGCCAAGAACACACAGGCAGACAAGAAACTTGAAGCAGAGATTGATGCAACCGCTGCTCGTTTAGCAGCAAAGCCAGATGGCGCAATGCCAGAGGCACAACCAGTCGATACAGATTGGGATAAAGACTAATGGCAGATCAAGGAACAGCAGCCCGTCTAATTGAGGTTGCAACAGCAGAACTAGGAACCATTGAAGGTCCTAAGGATAATGAAACCAAGTACGGCGCTTACACAAAGGCTAACTTTCAACCATGGTGTGGGTCTTTCGTAAACTGGTGCGCTAACGAAGCTGGGGTAAAGGTTCCTAACACCGTTTACACACCAGGTGGGGCACAGGCTTTTAAGAAGGCTGGCGCATGGATTGATGGAGACCTTGCAGATCCAGAACCAGGGGATATTGCCTATTTTGATTTCCCATCAGATGGCGTCGATAGAATTTCTCACGTTGGAATTGTTATTAAAGACAACGAAGATGGAACTGTTTGGTGCATTGAAGGAAACACAAGCCCAGATAAGAAAGGCTCACAGCGTAATGGTGGCCAGGTATCTAAGAAACTTCGTGCCTTCAAAAAGAATAAAGCTGGAGAAATGATTTCAATCGTAGGCTTTGGTCGTCCAAAGTTTAAAGGTGCAGCAGCTCCTGCTTCAAAGCCAGCAGCAAAAGCAGCAGCAAAAGCAGATAAGTGCCCAACCTGCGGTAAATAATGTATTACCTCACACACATCACATTCCAAGGAGTATTTTTAGTAACGCTAGGCGTTATTACCGTCCTTGGAATGTGGTGGTCTGAGCGTTAACGGTCGTTTCTACCGCCCAATATAACTAGCTCTCGTCTTGGATCCATATCTTCGCCTATAACTAAAGATACAATTCCTGGAGCACTTTCCAACCCTGACTTATCTCTAAACCAAGCAGATCCGTTATCCATTGCAGGATTCTGAATAAACAACCTTGGACCAACGTTCTGTGAACGATAGTGGTGATAATGACCAACGTTAAGAATGTCTGCTTGTGCTACTGAGCAACGCCCCATAGCCTGTCCAGCCCACCACTTAACCATGTCACGTGCTTGATGGCCATGAGCCATTCCATACATAACACCGCTTAGGTTGACAGTCAATGTGCTGTCATCTGCTGCGGGATATCTAAACTCTACGCGATCTCTTAAGAAGTCATTCTCTTTACAAATATCTTCGACTTGAGATACTACCTCAATTTGCCAAGAATCTTCTGGACGACTTACAAGAAACCGTTGAACTTCGTCGTGGTTTCCAGGTACTACAGGAACAATAATCTTTTCTGCTAACGGAGCAAAAGCTTTAATCTGTGCAAGAAGCATACGACGTCCTACACGAACCTGCTCTGATACGCCAATATCGTGACGCCCCATTACTTTACCTTTTTGGCTAGTCATTCCTTCTATGCAGTCACCAAGTTGTGGCAAAGCAATCTGACCAATGCTGTACTTTTTTGTTAAGTACTTATGATGCTCTACAGCTTCGTCTAAGGATAGTAGAACACGGTTAATAATTGCAGGGGTATCGTCTTTACCGTACTGAGTGTCTCCTATGCTGTATACAGCAGTTAGGTCACCTTTGTTCTCAGCAACCTTGCCCGGCTTCCACTTAGTAATAGTGCTAAGTAATTCTGTAAGGTCATAATCTTTTTCAGTTGATCCACTTACTGGAACAACATTAATTCTAAAAGACTCTAGCCAATCACCGTCGTACTTTTGCCAACGTGAACGTCTGTGAGAAACTACAGCCCACTCTGCTGGATCTAAGTTAGCTTCCCTAAGAATCTCTTCTGCACCCGGGGTGTTACCGTCAGGGCGAGGAGTTGAAACAATAAAGCCCCCATCAGTTCCAATTTCAGAACGAGGACGCCATGCTTCTGGGATATTTTTATTTACTTTATCTGATCCTTGATGGCCTGCTTGAATTATTGCATCATAATCATCTGCTAAAGACATACACAATCACCTCTCCGGTGTTCACGAACTGCTGTTAGTCCAAATTCTCCACCTGCACGGCGAAGCAGTAAAAATAAATCTTTTGAGCTTAGCTCGGAATCATCCATAGCTACCTTGAGTGTTGCTTTATCATTTTCTTCGAGAGACTCTGACCACTGGCCGACAATACAAAGCTTTGTTATAGCTGTTACTGCTTTTACTTCTGCGTACAAATCATGCAACGACATTTGCTCCTCCAAATTTAGGCCAAGTGTAGCACTAGGCCCTGAGGAAACCCCAAGGCCTAGTAACTAGCGTACACTAAATTAGTAAGAAGTGCCAGCACCAGAATCAAAGTTGGTACGGTCGCGCTTCATAACGGTCTTAATAATACGTCCGTTTGCCTGAGTCATTCCGGCAGCAGGATCTGTGAGCTTTGTGTAACGAGCCTTGATAGAGTATGCAGCTCCGTTGCGATCTTGCGCAGGAGATGCAGCAGGTACATTTGCACGAGGAGCGCCCTTTTGACTTGTTGGGTCTCCAGCTGCTGTGTTCTTCTTTGGTACAAGTGTGCCGGCCTTTGGTGCTGCAGATGGAGAAGTAAACTTAATTCCATCTTTCATCATAGGCTTGCGACCTTGCTTTGCCATACCTGCAAGCGCCTCGTCAGGGCTTGGGATTGAGCTTTTTGCCATGGTGTTCCTAACTGTTAAGAGATCTCTTATAATAAAGAATATATCAATTTACATTGATAGTAAAGACTATTGCTGAAATTTGTCCGTCGCGGGAATCCACAGTAGTAAATCCTGGTCGGCAGCTAAGGTCAAGACCTCTAGGGGCAACATACCCTCTAGCAATAGCAATAGCCTTAACAGCCTGATTTACTGCGGATGCGCCCACGGCACGTAATTTAACTTGAGGGCGTTCATATAGAGCATGAGCAATAGCAGAGCCTACGGATTGTGCATTAGAACCAGCACTTACACGCAGGAACTGCTCTTCTGTTGTATCTTTTTCAATCACGAGTTTGTAGTCCTTTGGATTCGATTAGTAATCGCCCACCCAAGGAAAACGGTACGTTATTTAAGATGCCCCGTCAGCGTATCCAGCTTCTTTTAACAGGTTTACAAAGTCCTCTAAACGAATAATTACTGGCCATTCGCCTATGCTGGCCTCTCCTTGGCCGTTAAGACGCAGCACAGCTACCGGCAGGTCTTTCCCGTTATGGCGCTCTTTTAGCTGCTTTATAGCCGCTGAGGGATTAAAACCGGCCCTTGCTTTTACTTCCCAGTCAATACCTATAGTCCCGGTAACATCGGTGCCTGAACGTCCTGCGCCGGTAGATTCAGCGTAAGGCCACCCATTCTCAACTAGATAGTTGGCTACAATCTTTTGAGACTTGTAGCCCCTGTGTTTTCTACTCTGAGAAGGCATCTTGCATCCTAGTTCTAATGAGTAGTTCCAAGTCTTGGATTGATCCGCTGTTTACAAAAATCTGCTCTACCTTGTAGCCGTCTAACTGAGTCTCTGAAACATGAGAGTTTACTGCTTCAACTCCAGGACGCTTTACACGCCAAATTTGGCCACCTAGACTTCTAATCATGTTAGCTTCATTTTCAAACCTAACATCAGTAATTACGACGCGATCACTTGAGTCTACAGAACTTAAAGCTGCGTTAATCCAAATGTCCTCGTCAATCAAATCTCTTGCAGAGATTCCTAGATCTTGAAGCAATCTACGAACTTGTGGTTCTTTTTTTGCCTCATCCCAACCCACTAGGTTTACAAGATCTCGTAGGTAACCCGTAGGGCTGCACGCAACCATTGGGTTAACCCCGTACAAAAAATCTCTAATCTTGTCTGCAAAAGCGATTCTGCTGTACCCATACTTCTCTACTAATATAGAGGCAAGAGTATCTTTTCCAGATTGAGCATAGCCGGTAAGGCCAATAAGGTTATAAGATTTTTTAATGTTTAGCTCTTCGTCTGTAAACATAGACATCTGCTCCCAAGTCATGGTGTTAACCACGTACTTCTACCAGTTGTCTTATTGATGTTTACTCTACGAGTAATCTCTCTATTAATCAAAGATATGTCCTTTGATAGGCGCTCAGAAATAATGTGTATAAGTCCACGATAGTTAGACAGCTCCTGTAATGCGTCAAATTTAGCCTTATAGTCAGGATCTACGTCAATCTCTGCGTCAATCATAGAAACAGAAGTACCTGACTTCTTTAAAGCTAATCGTTTCTGTGATTTTATAAAGGATAAATTCTTATCTGCCTCTGCCCTGTCTACCTCGGCACACCAAAGCTGTAGGTTAATAAACTCTAAATAGGCAACGTACTTACTATACAGATCCATAACCTGCTCTTCCATAAGACCAGTGATGTCTGCAGGTAAAGCGGGTGCGTCGTAGCCGTAGCTTTGATTTACATCCATGCCCTGTGACTGCAAGGCCTCAATAGTTTTACGACTAGCGTCTGCAACTCTTAGTTCAATTGGACTCATGCTAGGTTCTCCTTTGCCCAGTCATCCCACTCTTCGTTTAATTCAGCAACATCTATAGTTTCATCAAAACCATTTTCGTGCAAGTGCTCAATAAAATCGTCATCTGCTACTAATACTGGTAAACCTTCATAGGTAATCATGTTAATTCCTTTTCCTGAATTCTTTTAACCGCTTCTGCAAATTTAGGGTGCTGCACTTGATACTTTCCATTTGGGTCATGGACATGACACAGCCCACCTCGAGATTCTTCTCCAACTACTTTGCAAGGCTTACCTGTAGCGGTTTTAGCAACACACTGCATTATTGACCTCCCCATCCTCCGCCTTTAAGTTGTATACCGAATGTTGAGTACTGGCGAAATGCCTCTCCTCCACACTTACATACTACTGCAGCAGTAGGTCCGTCCACAATTGGAAAAAAATGCTCGGATAATTCTAAACACTTAGTACATTTGTACTCATAATCAGGCATTAGGCACCTCCACATAAGGTTGACAACGTTTGCAACCCTTTAGTGGATCAATATTACACATAGGTGGTCTATTGTTGTCAACTGCCCACGCGATGTCCAAAGCCTGGTCAAATAGATCCTTAGTAAATTCTGGGTTGTATTTAACTACAAACTCTTTATAATCTTGGTTTGCTTTAAGCTCATAGATAAATACAATCTCATCCGGAGCAGAGGGTAGATCACCACTCTCAACCATAAGGTGAGTTAGATGTAGGTAAACCTGACCCTGAAGTTGATGGGTGCGGAAAGGGGCACGGATATTACGCCAAGCCTTTTCTAGATCTCCATCAGCCTGTGCAAGAAGGGCAGGCGCCTCGAAGCGCAAAGTTCCTGTGCCAATAGACTTAATTTCAATAAGGCAATCTTCTCCTAGATTCTTTACCCAACCATCAGAGTGACCACCAATCTTGTGCTTATGACTCCACAGCGGCACTTCGTTATACGTAAAAATTCCACAATCTGGGTCGTCAAAGTTTAGATCAGATGCTAACTCCCAATCAGATGGGCCGCATTCAGAGCAGTCCCACTTACCGTACAGAACGCCCATCTCTGTAAGCCACTTCTGCCACTTAGCGTGGATAGTGTGTCCTTCATCAAAGATGGACTGTAGACGAAGGGTAGGCTTTTCTCTAACTTCTTTATAGTTACCCTTAATAGCGTGGTACTGGGCAAGGTGACACCACTCAGGCTTGATCATGTCAGAAGGATGAATAATGTCCATGCGACGGTGGTCAAAAGGTTTAGACAGCAAGTGGCGCTCAATTGGCCCCATCAAACGAGTGTCTCGTTTAGTTGCGTCTAGGTATGCCTTCAATGAAACAGTCTTAGGTTTGCCCGTACTTACCATCCTGGTTTATCCATTCGTCTAAAGTTAGCCCTTGTTTTATGTATTTTCTTTGAGCTGCATTTCTTTCTCGGTGGGACATACCACCAAAAATTCCATGTAACTCGTCATTAATAATAGCTTCTCTTAAGCACTCTTTGCGAACCGGACAGGCGGGTCTGCCGTCCTTTCCCCAACAGATAGCTTTAGCTTTGTCTGCGATAGGTTTGTAAAGAGCTTTATCTCTGGGAGGGAAGAACATCTCTGTATCTTCTCCGCGACATTTAGCACGATATCGCCAAGCCCACTTGGGCTCGTCTTGGTATTCCATTTATCCACCTTTGATTGAATTACGAAGTTCAAGAAAATCCTCCTCTACTAAAACTACGTAGTTCTCTCCGTCAAGGTGAAGACCCAGCACCGGCATACGGCTATCTAATATAGCCTCGGTAGTAATCTTCTTAAGAACTTCTGATTTAATGGTTACTGACTTTTTGCCAGTCCATTTGTGCTCAATCAAAAGATCATCACTTCTTACATCTCCCTTACGAGACCAAAAAGCCCCAGATGCTGCAGAACGCTTACCGTCTACAAGCTTTTCTAATCGCTTCTCATGCTTTAGCGATTGTTTCTGACCCTCACTCTTCATCAATAGCCAATATAGGTTGAGCCTTGATAGTGCTCATAACTGCCTTACTTAGTTCCTCACGAAGCTCAATCTCTTCCCTAAGAGAATCAATAAGAGCCTGTGCACCTTGCCACTTGCGATCACCGTAGTACATCCACCCACCACGTCGATCTACAATCCCGTTAAGGATAGACAGAGCCACAATCTCTTTACCAGTGTCATATCCACCAGCGTCAATTGCTCCGCCGTCTGCAAAGTAGAAGTCTAGGTACGCGGTCTGTTGTGGTGGGAAAGTCTTGTTCTTAATTGTACGAACACGAATAGTTTGACCTACTCGACGCTTACTCTCACCCGTTCCTACCTCAACCCAGTCATCACGCTTTACTTCACACCGCACGCTGTATGCATAGTCCTTGCCTAGTCCACCAGGGGTGGTTCTAGGATCGCCGTGCATAACGCCAATCTTCATGCGGTACTGGTTAATCATAATTCCTAAGACTGGTCGTTCTGATTCGATGAGGTCTCGTTTGGTAGCCGACGCCACTTTTCTAAAGAACTTATTGGTAATAAGTGCGCCACGACCCACAGTAAATTCTTCCATATGCTTTTGATCTTCTGCGCTAGGAACAAGGGCTGGAAGGGAGTCCACAACAACCATGTCAACAGCCTTGCTCTCCATGAATTGAATAACCGAATCAAAAGCATCCTCCATACTATTAGTTTCTACAAGTAGTACACGACCGGTATCTACCCCGCAAAGTTCTGCGTACTTTGAATCAAAATCTTCTGCAGCAATCCATACCGCAGTAAAGTCTGGATTAATCTTTTGGTTAGCTGCAATTGTTCTTAAAGCAATTGCGGTCTTTCCGTGAGACGCTTCGCCAACTAATTCCACCCAACGGTTCATAGGCCAGCCACCGCCCAGCACCACGTCTAGAGTAAGAGACCCAGAGGTTATGCGTTGAGAAACCTGCGCATCACCAGCCAAAATGACTGTGTTTGCACCCAACTTCTTATTAATACCCGCTGCAATTTTTAAAGCTTCTGCGTTTAAAGACATTAGCCAATCCTATCTACTATTACTGTTGGGTTGAATCCCCCGCCTTGTGACGGTTGTTTAGCTGCAATTGGTGAGCCACCTTGTCCGGTGCCACCTACGCCTGTCCCAGCTTGAACAATTGGATACCCGCAATCATAGCAACGTTTACGTTGCGTGCCAACTGGGGCCATATAGTTAACAGACATACATCCTGGACAACGCTCTTGGTCTCTAGCACTTTGAGCACGAGTAACTAATTGATCTTGGTTGGGGTCGTACGAAACTTGAACGTTAGGAGTTTGCTGAGGAGCACGGTATACATTAGATGCGGGAGGAGATGTGGGAGGAGTGCTCTGTGTAGAAGAAGGATTACCTAATTTTTTTGACCACCAGTCATTACTCATGTGCTTGTACCCTCGATTCAATTAGTCCAATGTTGTTTAATGTAGAGACACAAGATACAGCAGAAGACAAAGCAACCATTCTAAAAAGATGAGTTAACTGGTCTAGCTGTTCAGGGGAAACTTCTTCGGAGTTCTCTTCATCAAGCAAATACGCAGCAGTTGCTATCTTTGCAGCTATATCAGCGTGAGCGTCAATAAATGGAATTAACGCAGCAATATTGTGCAAACGATCTTCGCTAGCCTGAGCTTCCATCTCAGCAACGTCATCAGAGATTGGTGGCAAACCCATAGACTCAGCGATACCCTCAACAGGGGTAAGCATGGCATCATAAATAATTTCACGCATCAAAACAGTAAGAGGTACCTGAGTGACAGTAATTTTTTTCCTACGTCTAAAGAAATTCACTTAGCCTCTCCCCATCGTTTAACGGTAGTTATGTCTGCGAGCAACGGTACTTGTAATGCTTGGATACCTTCCATAGCTAATCTAATCTGCTCTACAGTTTCCTCCGCCATTTCTGTAGGAGTTACAGTCACTAGTTCATCGTGAACTGTAAGAATTAGGTTTGCCTCCGAAGGGATCATCTTGTTAGCCCTAATCATAGCAAGCTTAATGACGTCGGCAGCCGACCCCTGGATGACTGTGTTAAAAGCCTGACGCTCTGCTCTAGAACGCTTCCAGACCTCATTTGACCGCAAATCTGGCAAATAACGCCTACGCTTTAGAAGAGTGCTGACAAAAGGTATCGGAGCCTGCCTACGACTCTCACTGACTACCTGACGCTTGTAACGGGCTACTGAAGGAAACTTAGCCGTGAACTCGTCTAGAAGATCTCGTGCTTCGGCCAAACTACAACCGATGGATGAGGAAATTTTGTCAGGCCCAACTCCGTAAGCTAAAGACAAAACTAGTACCTTACCAGCTTTACGATCAACTCCCATGGTATTTCCAATAGTTGTATAGATATCTTCACCGTTCATGTATGCACTGCACATAATTCTGTCTTGGCTAAACGATGCAATTACACGTGGTTCAATCTGAGAATAATCTGCTACGACTAAAGAATATCCTTCTGGAGCAACAAAAAGATTACGAATTGCTTTACCATTAGCAGTGTGCGGAGCCGGCACATTCTGCAAATTCGGATTACGACTCGAGAATCGACCGGTCTCCGCACCATACTGTACAAAGTCAGTGTGAATTCTGCCCTTGAGCATTAAACTCTTTTTAGCAGTTACCTTAGACTTACCTGCAAGAGTACGAGTTATATCTCCGCCTAGATAAGGAATTACGTAGGTAGTTAATAATTTATTAAGATCTGAATACTCAATCAAAGCATCAACTAAAGGATCTTTTCCAGCTAAACCTTGCAAAGCTGGTTCAGATACAGAGAAATCAGAAACGGAGGATGGCTTACCCTCATCGTAACGTTTTTGCCCAGCAGGCGTTAACACCTTAGGCTTCAAACCTCTGCCCCCTTCTTTCTTGGGAGAAAACAATAACTTTTGTTTTTCAGGCACGCTGTTAATATTAAAAGCTTTTCCAGCTAATCTGTAGATAGTTGCTTTAGTGGTTTCTAACTGTACGTCTAAATTTACTTTAAGTTTTTCTAGCTCAGTAACATCAATATCTGCGCCACGTAACTCCATGCGGCAGATTACTTCAAGCACGTCCATCTCAAGATTAAAAATACCCTTGAGACCATCAGTAGCGAGGTTCTCTGAATAGCGCAAATATAACTTCCAGGTCCACTCAGCATCTAGTGCGGCATATGTAGCGACCTCATCAAAACTATGTGTCTCTACTGCCTTACCTACGCCTTTAACCATCTCGTAGCCAAACTCACGCTTTAGACAGTCATCAAGACCAAGGTCGTTTCTATTTTGATTGTTAAGAACAAACGCAGCGTTTAGTGTACAAAAATACTTTGGAGTAGGTAGTTGCCCTACGTACTTAGTAACACTCTGCAGATCAAACTTAAGGTTGTGCCCAACCTTTACCTTATCTCCAGTAAGTAAAGGCTTAAGAGCCTTAAATACTT